ATCCAGCTTGCCGGCCTCGATCTGCTCGGCCAGCTGCTTGCCGGCTTCCTGGAATTTCTCCTGCAGAGCCTTGGCGTCTTTCTCCTCCGTGACATTGGCGACGGAGGCCTTGAACGATTCACTGAGCGTGGCAATGGCGCCCTCGCCCAGCTGGGTGAATTTTTTCAGCTGCTCTTCGAGCTGCTTGATGAGCTGTTCCCACATGGCGGTGATCTCCTCTGAGAGCATTCGGGTAACGTTGGGTAACACGATGATCGGCGTATCGTCGTCGATATTCTCGGAGAGCATGATCAGCTTCTCCGGGTTGATGGGATCCAGTCGCTTGACCCGCGGCCGAATAGTCAGAGCCGCCCCCAGCAATACTGCCCCATGCCGCTTTTCCGTCTCCGGATCTTCCCAGTTCTCGGCGAACTCGGCGGAGAAATAACGGAAACCGCGGTTGTTGATGGCATCCAGGCCCATTGCCGTCCAGTCGATCTCGCCACGCATCTTGTTTCCTTCCTGGAAAATCCGGGTAAATTTCCCGGCGGCGCCTTCCCAGTCGTGATGCGCGATATTGACGTAGATTTCCTGCCCGTAAACGTTGGCCTTAAAATTCTTTATCATCTCCGCCATCATCTTTCGGTTGATCTCCAGCTCACCGTAGAAATGGTCGGCGTTGTACTTGAAGGTACGGGTAATGGTTTCCACGGAATGCGCCTTGCCATCGGCAAGGTTGATCCGATCACTCATGACCCTGATCAGCCCATCCGGGCGATCACCTTCCAGCTTGATGATGAGAGAATTTTTTCTCATGCCATAAACGCAAAAAGGCCGGGGCCCCTTCCGGGGCTCCGGCCTCTCGCTCAGTTGCTCGCGTTACGCCTTGATTCAGATTACAGGATTAGCCTATCTGTCTGAAAAGTCAAGGGGACCAGGGGGAGGACGCTGGAGAATTTTTGCTGCTCCATTAAAAATGGTTGCTGCTTCAGCGGCAGTTATACCAAGTTTACGGGCTGCTTTTGCTAACTTCAGACTGGAGCGAATTATTCTATGTTCAAGCTCCTCATCGGATAAGCGGCTTGTATCATAGCCAAAAAAAAGCATGGATTCCCGAATATTCCGGAGAATCCTCCTTTTTTTCGTATGCTCGCGCCATGCATTTAATTTATTCAGCATAATTACCGTTCCCTGCTATTCAGTATATTTCAAGGGCAGTCGCACCCAGCGCTTGCAGCGGCATTTTCCTTCCGCCGTGCCGTCCGGGTTCACGCGCACCACGCGGGCGCGGACCACCAGACGATCGAAGACGACGCGGTTGCAGCGGCAGCGCACTTCCTGCCGCTCCGGCATGATATAGGCTGTATCATTAGCTACTCCCATTTTTTACTCTATCCAGATAATCATTGAATTTTTCTAAGGAAGCCGGGTGTATTTTAGACCAGCCCAAAATAATTAATTTTGATATTTGCTTACTAAAAGCAATACAAAATAATCCCAGAATTGCCAAATCAATTGGAGACATCATTGCCCTCCCCCTCGATAACGTCGCCTTTCGGCAGCACGCCCAGCTCGACATCGGCGGCGAACTCGGCCTCCTTCCGGGTCATATTATGGTTTTCCATGAGCTGCTTGATCAGCGTTTCACGGTCTATTTTTTCTGCCATCCCAGTTTCACCATGAGTTTATCGATTTCCCTGGATATATTCACAAAACTCTCCTCGCTCCATTGCCGCGGCAGTGAAAGTTTTGCATCCGAATCCTGCCGGCGGATCATATCCAGCTGATCCAGCATCTGCTTGTTGCCGGATTTCCTGGCAATATATTGCGCATAGCTGCGGGCCCAGATCTCCTCGTAGGTAAGCAGATAATCCACATAAGCCGTGGGCACGGGAATGCGTCCGCCCGGGACCTCGGCGGATCCGCCGCCACTCAATATGGCCCGAAGATGCGCCACTTCCGCGCTGTTGTCCACCGCCCTGCGCCAGTCCTCGAAATCCGCGTGACGGATGGAATTAAACCCCTTCCCGGGCGTGCCGGAATGGTCCAGGAAATGCCCTATTTCATGCGCCATCGTCAATTCCTGGTGGTTGCCGCCGGCGGTAATATCAATACGCAGGGGATCGCCGGCACGGGTATGCCAGAAGGCACCGTAATAGTTGGTCCGCGCCGGCGTGGTCCGCACCGGGATCATGGGCAGCCGGCCGTCACCGTGTACGGCATCGATGGCGCCCAGGGTCCGGTCCGCCACGTCCTTGGGAATATGGATATCCAGGGCCTCGGAAACCTGGGCACCGCTGACGGTATAGGCCTTCGGCACCAGGCCGCTGTCTATGCCCAGGGGCTCCGCCGGCGTCGGCACCAGGTTCTCCACGTCGATGCCCTGGCGGATATAACGCTGTTTCAGCACCCGCCAGGGCGTAGTGATCTGGCTTTTTCTCAGCAGGCCCTTTTCCAGGGCCGCGCGTTTCTTGCTGGCGCCGAGTACCGCCTGCTGCACCCCCGGCGTCTGCTTTTTCAGCCATGCCAGCGGATCCTCCTTGCCCTTGCGGTCCTCACTGCTCACCTCGTCGGAAAATACCACCTCGATAGTGCAGTTGTCGTTCGGGTGGGCGGGATATGGGCTCTGTCCCTTCGGATAGACGCCAGGACCGAGACCGTATTCATTCACCGAAGCATACATATCGCAAATATCCGGCCGTATATGATTCGGCGAAAGGGTGAAGCGCACGCCGATGACATCCGGATGCTCGAAGGCCGCGCTCTCGTAGGCCTTGTTGTGGGCCCGGTTGATCTCCGTGCGGAATACCCGCAGGGCGTTGCTGTAGGGATTGCCCTCGCCGGTCATCAGGGCCTGCCCGGCTGCCCTGGCCACCTTGTCGGCGCCGGCGGCGCCCAGCTTGGCCTGGATATCCGCCGGCACCGGTTCGCCGCGGTTGAGGAAGTCCTGGGCCGCCACGCTGGCGCTGTGCCCCAGGATAATATTGCGCTCGATGGCATTGCCCACCAGGTCCCGGGCATGGCGATCTACGCGCCAGAGCCGATCTGAGAGCTGCAGGCCGTCCGCGCCCACCAGGTTATGCACAAACTGGACGGATTCATCGTGGATCCGCGTGAACGAGGTCGCTGCGGCCGCCTGGGTGCCGCGGAACGGCTCGGTGCCGGTCTCCGCGCCGGCGGCCAGGCCCTGGTTCAGCAGATCGTTCCTGGCGTTCTCCAGCTCGCGCAGGCGGCCGTTCACCTGGCCGCGCAGGTCCTGCAGCACCTGCAGGCGCAGGGTGTTCTCCGAATCCGCATAGCTGCGGATGGCGGCCTCCAGGTCGGCCCGCGCCTGGCGGTAAAGCTCCGAGGCCTGGTCGATGTAATCCTGCTCGGTCTGCCGCAGCTTCGCCGCGGCCTTGCGCGTGCCGCGCTTGATGGCCGCCTTGCGGGCAGTGCGGACGTTGAGCCGATCGGCGGGGACGGACACGCCGGCGTTCAGTTGCGCGTGGAAATGGTCGTGGCGCTTTGTCCCTTTGGAGCATTGCCGGGCGTGACGCTGACATTGCCGGATCCAGGCGCGTCCGGATAGGGATCATTGCTGTTGGCCTCGTCTTCCAGGCGCGCCAGCTCCTGGTCCGGATCCAGGCCGGCAGTCTCCCAGATGGTGCGTCGGCTGGCGCTCAGGGCCTGGTACTTGAGCGAGCGGTCCGCGGCCTGGTTCGCCGTTTCCGTGCGCCGCTCGGCGAACTGCACCTGGAAATCGGAGGCCTCCGGATTGATGCCCTTGAGCAGCAGCTGCAGCTCGAAACCAAACTGATAGACGTCGGCGAGCTCGTCCTGCAGGGCGTCGATCTCCTCGTAGAAGTCGCGCTTGATATCCTCGAGGATGTCCCGCGCCATGCCGCCGGTATAGCCGAACAGGGCCTTGTCACCGGGGGCGCCGCTGAAGAACGTATCCACCATGTGAATGACGTCCTTGATGGCCTCCAGATTCTCGTCGCCCTGCAGCGCATTGACCGACAATTTGCTGTTGCTGTAGAAGTCCCTGGCATCGCCGTTTTTCCGCGCCTGCTCGTTTTTTTCCTCGTAGTCATCCAGCTGGTCATCACTGGCGCCCTCCAGGGCATGGGCCAGGCGCAGTGGCGCGCGTTCGTGCCGGCGGATCACCAGGTCGGTTTCCGTCATGATCAGTTTCTGCCAGATCACGCGGGAGGCGTCCAGGTAGGGCCGGCCCATGGATCCCATGTCATCGTAATTTTGCGGTGTCAGCCGCCCCAGGGTGAGCTGCCAGAGCGGGAAGGTGGTGGCATGGCGCCCCGTATTCAGATCGATCTGCGCATAGGCCTGAGTGACGTCCTTGAACAGACCGTCTGCGCCGATCAGGGGCAGGATGGTTTCCGATGGCATGCGCACACCGCCGACAATGTTTCTGCCTTCGATATCCAGGATCCACTGCAGCGGCAGATTGCCCTCCATGACAAAGCCGCTGGCATCCGACGTCAGTTTCTGGCGCTTGTTCAGTTTCAGCCGGCGCACGAAATCATTCCATTCATTGGAAATCCGCTTGTTTTCGCGCTTCTGCTTGAGGATCAGGCCGCCCTTGATGGCCGCCGAGGCGGTGCGCCGGTGGATCTTCTTCACGCGCGGATCCTCCTGGTCCATTTTGCGCAGGTCCAGGATCTTGGCGCGCAGCCCGCTGTCCACCCAGAGCAGGCGGTTGAGATATTGCATCCGGTTTTCCGGCGTCGGCCGGTAACCGATCTCGTTAAAGCCGCGGCCGGATTCGCCGGGAAGATAGATGCCGGCGCCGCCGGCGAAACGGGATCCGGTGCGCTCGATGAAATTGCTGATCGCCGTCATTGTCTCTGCCTCGTCAGTAGGAACCAGTGGGTGGCAGGGCCTGCTCGACCCCGGCCGCGGCGCTGCGTGACGTCATACGCACCACCGTATGAATATCACCGATGCCGCGCGTCATCAGGGCCCAGACCGCGGCCATGAATGCATCGAAACCGTCATCGCCGATCTTCGGATTCACCATCTTGTAAAGCGAGTAACCAGCCTTGCTTTTCTCGGGCACGATATTGGTTAATTGCCGCGTCACCTGGCGCAGGTCATCCGTGCCCGGGTCCTTCATGTCATAGTCGTCAAAATAGGGAATCGCAACCCGGATCGGGTTTTTATTGAACAGCGCCCGCACGGCCTGGGCCATGGCATGCTTGACCATGCCCTCGAAACGCAGCGGCGAAAAAGCCCAGTCTTTCCAGGTGCTGGCCACGGACTCGCCGCCGCCGATGGTCTGGCGATTGATGGTGATCAGACCCTGCTGGTAGAGCATATCGTTGACGTCCGTAATCAGGCCGATGCCGAAGGCGTCACCGATGCCATAGTCCGGCCGGAAGTACCGCCAGATCTCCACCAGCTCCCGTTTTATCTCCACCTCATCCGTTCCGGGTGGCCAGAAGCGGGCGAAAATCAGGCAGGTGAAATTGCCCAGCTGCTCCAGCACGACGCAGCTGGACCGGGAGGCATGAGGGTTTTCGCCGTGGCCGGTATGGTCGTAGCCCAGGGAGGTCAGGCCGCGCTTGCGATATTCCACGCCGGGCATGGGCTCCTGCAGCTGGATCCCGGCCTTGAGCCCGAAGGTCATGGCACGCCGCACCCATATCTGCCATATCAGATTGCGCGAGGTAACGTTTTTGCAGAGCAGCTGCCGGATATATTCGTCCGGCGCCAGCTGATCGCGCATTTCTTCCATGAAGCTCCGATGCAGGATCCCCATTTCGATGCCCAGATAGACATTGACGATGGGCAGGACCTTGTAAACGCTGCTGTCGATCAGCTCGGTGAGCGTATCGTTGCCCTTGAATACGCCGGTGATCCGGATCTGCGGCTTGTTATGGCTATCCTTGGCCGCGCCCAGGCGCCGCTTGGAACCCAGCATCAGCAGGAAACGTGAATACAGCCGATCTTTCGGCATATCATCCACCTCCTCCAGAGAGGCGGAAGTCAGATCGCCGCCGTCCACATTGGCCATGATGCCAAAGGCATCCGCACGCGAACGGTTGGCAAACTGGTAATAGGTATCGGCAATCTGTCGCCGGCCGCTTTTATAGTCGATAAATGCGCTCAGAATCTCGGAGCGCCGGATGGCATCCAGATGGTAATTGATATTCACGATGGACTGGGCCTGCCGCGGCGCCACCACACCCTCCTGCTGGTCCGGGGTGCAGGCATTATGCTTGAGTTGATAAAGCTCCTTGACCGCAGTTTTGCCTGTACGCCGGCAGGAATAATCAAGCGTATTAGGATTCTCATCCATTTCCAGGCACTTCAGCACCTGAATGGAATCCAGCTCCACGTTATGGATATGCTTATGCCAGGCCGCATGATCATCGGCATAACGCCGTATCTCGACCTCGGCCAGGTTGCGCAGCTGGATCCGCTTTGCCTGAGAGAGACGTTCAGCCACTATCTTCACCCTGGTTATATTCGATAAGCACGGGATCCTTCTCCGTGCTGCTCTGACTGCGCTCAATCATCTTCCGCAAATCAGTCATTTGCTTCCGTTGCTCCGCCTGGAACTCCAGCGCATCCTGCTGCGGCCGCTCGCCGGCAGGCGCATCCAGGAAGCCCTTCAGCGCATCCTGCTCGTCCTTGGCCTTGGGCGTCATTTCCAGGTCGGCCATGGTGATATTGTTTTTATGGATGTAATCCATCAGATGCCGCAGCAGCGGGTGCGCCTTGATTTCCTCGAGATATTTCCGCTGGCCGGTATTGTCATCGATGAAGGAAACCAGCCTGGTCCTGCCCTTGCTGTCCGTGGTCCAGACCGGCTGCCGGATTGACGGCCCGCCGTCCAGGGCAATCGCCAGAAACATCTGGTTAATCATCGCGGAAATCGCCGCCTGGTTGGCGGCATGGATATCCATCAGCGCCGACGGATCCCGGCTGTCGAAAGCAATATGATGCTTCATGAACAGCTCGGTTTTTTTCAGGCAGGCCCGTTCCGAGGGGCAGATCGTATCCCGAAGTTCACAATCCTGGCATTCCGGATAGGCGCCAGGCTTGGCAGGGAAATAGGTGGCGGTCTGGGCGTAAATACCATGCTTGACCGCATTGAACCGGGTCCGTAACGCCTCCTCCGGCGTCGGATGCCCCTCGAGGTTTGAGGCGGATCGCTGCCGCCCCTCCGGCGTCCGCGGTCCGGTAGAATTCGCCCAGGCCTTCAACAGGTTCCGCTCCCACCAGGCCTGTTCCACCAGTTCATGACAGCTGGGGCAATAAGCGAAATAACGCCAGGGATGATAATCATCATCCGGCGCATCATTGATGAGCTCAGGCCGGTCCCGGAACTGCTCCCCGCAGGGCCTGCAGAGAAAAGTAACGGAATCCTTCGGCGCCGGCGCCGCATTCCCGGCCGTCATGCGGCCTTCTTCCTCTGCAGCTCAGGCGGCAGCTCCAGCACCAGTTCCTTGGTTCGCAGGAGCAATAGATTGGCTCCCCGCGCACCGCTTCCTGCGAACCCATGGCGGTCAAAAATCATATCAGGGCGGTAATAAATCACTATAATTGTGTCTTGTACCACTATTCTCTGAATGATAGACGAAAAAATAGCCCTTGCTGTCTTCACGCAAGTATCTGTTTTAATTATACGTTCTATTTCATGCCTTATTCTAGCAATCTCGGCTTTATTGATTTTTAATTTTTCTGGCTTATTGGCCTTGAGCTCCATTAATTCCAGTTCCAGCTGCTGAATCCGCTTCTCGTTCAGATTAATCCTGGAGAGGATGGCACCCACGTCGGCACCCTGGCCCTGCGATTCCATGATGCCGAATAACCGATCATTTTTTTCATGTAATGATTTCAGCTCAGCCGACGCTTTCGCATGCCTGGTTGATGCCTGCCTGGACCACTGCCCCATGGATTTATTCATATCCCGGAGCAATAGCAGCATGTTTTTTTCATCCAGTAATTTATCCAAGATCTCGGAGCTCAGGAATTCATCCAGCTTATCCGCAGAACGGCGCTTATTGCTGCATGTGCCGTTAACAATGGCATTGCGGCAGTTGTAGTAAGAATAGGTTTTATTTCTTCCAGTCGCTGTTTGTATCTGCATCGATGCCCCGCAATCGCCGCAGGTAAGCAGGCCCGTAAACATAAAATTGCTTAATACGGATCCGCCTGTATTGGTTATTTGTCCATCCATCATTTCCTGGACTTTATTGAATATTTTCTCACTGATTATCGGTTCATGGCTTTTCACAATTATCCAGTTTTCACGCGGCTGCATTTTCCCAGTCCTTTTATCTTTTCTGCCATAGACCTGGTAGCCGATAATTTTCTGATTTCTCAGCAGATCGCAGATTGAGCTTTTTGACCATTTTTTACCGCGATTCAATAATTTCCTTTCATTCAGATATACAGATATTGCCTTTCCACCCATACCTTTGAGCCGCATCTGGAATATCTTTTTTACAATTTCAGCCTCTGCATCATTAATTTTTAAATATTTTTTCTTTTTATCCTGCGAGCTAGTTTCAGCATCATAGCCGAACGGCGTATGCCCGCCGTTAAAATATCCATTTTTCGCATTCAATATCATGCTGCGCTTTGTATTTTTTGAGTTGCTGCGGCTGGCCAGCTCCCCCATAAGCCTGCGCATGCCCACATTCAGGAACCTGGAATCAGGATCCTCACCGGCATTAAAACCGGAATAGATTATTTCGGTGCCTACTCGCTCCAGCCGCTCCTCCGCGGAATAGCCTACTGCTACACGTCGCGAGAATCGCTCCGTATCCCAGGTAATGAAGTAGTTCGGCAGGTATCTTTCGCAGTAAACCAGCGCCTTCTGGAATTCCGTCCGTTTATCGTGATAGGCGGACCGACCTGGTTCCACGAATTCAGCCATAACCGTGGCGCCAAGCTCACGCGCCGACCGCCGGCATTCATGCATCTGACTCTCGAGCGGCAGTTCCCGTTCTGCCTGCTTACCGGTCGATACGCGGACGTAAATCACCGCCGTTTTCGCGGCGGCCGTCATCGCGCAGGCCTGCGCGCATTTTTTTTAAACGCGCACCTGACAAACTGCAGATATCCAGGTACCCACCCCCCCGGCTGGCCGGCGAGCCCTGGGGTGCCGACCCCCCACCCCTGCGGCACCAGGGCCGGCCGCGGCTGCCGGCGGGCATGGATCCGCTGATTGAACTGCGCACTACTGCGGCCGCGGCATTCGTAAGCCCTTGAGCCTGCTGATCCTGCACTGCTACGAACTGCGCATTTATGCGAAGTGCGCAGCTGATGCATTACGTGCCCCGGATTGTTTTTGCCCGTTCTCCAAGCGATTTTCCCAGCAGGCCGCGGGCGCGCCAAAACATAGAGCCTGCCTAGTGCCACGGTTTCAGGAATGGGAGGCCTTGTTGAATTACATACCCTACATGAGGACGGGGAGACGCACATGGCCGCAGCCTGGATATCTGTCATGGTCTAAGCGCTACCTTACTTTGCTGAGGTCGGTAATGACCGGGATGGAAACCTTGGCCAGCGGATTGGCCTGCTCGATTGCCTTGCGGGCCTTACGCATTGCCAGGTGGGTATACATGGTCTGGGACTTGATGTCGGCGTGACCCATGAGTGCCTGACTGAGCCGTATGTCCACGTCGCTCTCATGGAGCTCGGTACCATACAGATGCCGCAGGGCCTTAGGTGTGCACTGATCCACTGGGATGCCGGCCTTCTTCCCGTAGTAGAGCATGAGCTTATTGATGCGCTGGATGGATAGGCGGCGCGCCTCGCCGTGGAAATCGGCGGGGCTGATGCCGGTATCCGCCGTCTTAATGAACAGCACCTGGTCGCCATCGGCCAGAGAGCGATCGATGCCGACGAGATAAGGATGGCCCAGGTAGGCCCGCAGCAAGGCCCGGCATTCATCCGGCGCCGGCACGATCCGCTCCTTCTTGCCCTTCTCCCGGAAGCGCAGATAGAGCTTTTCCACCTGATCGTTCGGCTCACCCTCGAGGCTGAACAGGAGATCGGATTGATTCAGGCCGACGATGCCCGACGGCCGCGGTCCGCAGCCGGCCAGGATGGTAAATATCGTTGTATCCCGCACGCCTTTGAAGGTGCTGAGCCCGGGGGCCATGATGAGTTTCTGCATATATTGCAGGTCCATTTTCTGGCCGAGTTTCCGGCCGGTTTTCGGCTGTTTCAGGTTGCGGGCCGGGTCGCCGTCGATGACGCCGGCGCGATCCAGCCAGGCGTAGAACTTGCGCACCGCGGAGACCACCACCTTGCGAGCCTGGGGACTGAGGCCCAGCTCGTGCATATATAGGCCGGTGAAATGCTCGAGCTGTTCCTGGTCGACGGCCAGGGGATCCAGGTTGCGTTCCCGGCAATACTCGGCCAGGCGCAGCAGGTAACCCTGGTATTTGCTCGCCGTTGCCGGCGCCAGGCCCTGGTTGACCTCGAGCTGTATGCAGAATTTCTCCAGCAGCAGCGGCATATCAGCGGGCATCGGCGTCTCCAAAAAAAATAATAGGGGAGAAAAAAAAGTGTGGAACTGTGGATCCGGGGCCATTTCTCACATAAGCCCTTGAACCGCCTGGAATAGTGACTGCACGGAAGTCCCACACTTTTTGCAGATCTGGGCGAAAAAAGTGTGGGACTGTGATTTTTACAACAAAAAAAACTGTGGGACTGCCCTGCCCCACTTCCATGCCTCTCTTTTTATATCTTTCTCTCTTTAAATCATAAAGATAAGAGAGAGAGAGGCAGGCAGCGACGGAAAAGGGCGATGTGGGGCTATATAAATAATATGTGGGACTTTTGTAAAAAAGTGTGGGACTACAGAGAAAAAGCGTTCCCACCGTTCTGGGCAAACACAGATATATCAAAAAGTTATAAAACGGTCCCACTAAAAAGAGAACATCTGGCCTGCAGTCTCCGCCTTTATTTTTCAAAAACGGGCATGGAGCGTGCTGTCCTGCTTCTCCACTGCTCCATTTC